ATGATCCCGCGGACGATTGGCGTGCGGGTACCGATCAGCCGGCGGATGATGATCCAGAGCTCGCCTGATATTGAGAATCTGGTGCGGCTTGATATGGCCGAGTCTGTGGCGCTGGGGATGGATTACACCATCGGCTACGGCACTGGCTCTAATGGCCAACCGCTTGGCATCATCAACACCACCGGCATTGGTTCGGTGACGTTTGGTGGTGGTACTAGCAAGACGTTCCCGAGCAGCCTTGGCGGTGGCTCTCACGATTGCGGTGACTGGTCTGATTACGTGGATCTGGAGACTGCACTGGCCGCTAACAACCTGGATGCAGGTGCTATGCGGTACGTCATGAACAGCGTTGTAAAAGGCGCTTTGAAGCAGACGTTGCGTGCATCAGCTGCTGGTTCGGATTACATCATGACTGACGCCGGAGCGGTGAATGGTTATGAGGTAGTGGTTTCAAACCAGATGCAGACCAATGATGTGCTCATGGGTAATTTCCAAGATTGCGTGGTCGGGATGTGGTCTGGGCTTGATGTTGTGATTGATCCCTACTCACAAAGTGCTAGCGGCCAGGTAATTCTGACCGTACATCAGGACTTTGATGTAGCGGTACGCCGCGCTCAGAGCTTTGCGCTGGGCACCTGATCATGAGGCTCCGTATTCTCAGCAACTGCCGAGGAGACGGCCGCCACCTTGCGATTGGTGAGGTGGCGGAAGTGCCCGACAGTGTTGGCAACGAGCTGTTGTCAGTAGGTTTGGCAGAGATTGCGCCAGTACCCGAATCAATGCCGACAAGCGAGTTAAAGCAACGGCGAACAAAAGCACACACCCCAACCACAAACGAGGACTGATCCATGGCCATTCAGCAACGAAATCTGGACCAGCTCCAGGTTTTTAATATCCGCACTCCCGCGACTCTGAGCTCTAATAGCGACACCACTGGTGTTGACCTGTCTGGTATTGACGGTGACGCTTTGTTCATTTTGAACGCCGGCACCAGTTCAACCGGAACGATCAACGCCAAGCTGCAGCATTCGCTGACGGTTAGTGGCACTTATGATGATGTTACCGGCGGTGCATTTGCGCAGTTGACTGCTACTGCCAGCACTCAAAAGCTAGCAGTACCTCGGGACGAGCTGCGCCCCTTCCTGCGCATCTCCTTTAGTGGGCTAGCATCCTCCTACTCGGCTGCTGTCAGCTGTGTAGCTGTTGGTGCTGCACGTTACGCAAGCTGATGATGATCCAGGAAATCGCTGATGATTTCCTGCTGAACGACTTCGGCTCCAGCGTCACCGCTGGGGCCGTTGTTGGTTTGGGGATTATGGATCGCGCCAGCCAAGTTATTATGAATGACCAGGTGGTAACGGTAGATTATGCGCTGACGGTACGTACGGATCAGTTTGGCCATCTTGGCTATGGTGACTTTATTGAGCATGATGGCAATGTGTATAGATTGCAGCATGAACCACTGCAATTAGCAGACGGTCGGTTTTCAGTGATGGTGCTTGAAATGGTCGATGATAATACTGAGGTTACCGTTGTTATTGATGGTGACTGGCTATGAGCACGCAGACGTATAAGACAAGGATCCGCACGTTGTATGCAACAGCAGCTGTATTAGCAGCGCAAAATCCTGTATTATTGCAAGGCGAGCCAGCGTATGAGAGTGACACCGGAAAAGAAAAGATCGGCAATGGTGTGACGGCGTATAACAGTTTGCCATATAAACCAAGCGGCCAAGCTGGTGCGTCGTATGTGCATAACCAGCCATCAGCAGCTGCGACCTGGACGATTGCTCATAACTTAGGTTTCAAGCCATCGGTAGAGCTGTTGAACTCTGGCAGCCAAGAGATCGAAGGTGATGTGGTGCATACTAGCCAGAATGTAACTGTAGTGAACTTCACAACCCCTATTGCCGGCTTTGCACGGTTGAACTGACATGGCACGCTCCATTCTTACTGACTTTGACTTTGGGTCAGTTTCCAAGATCCTGAACCTGCCCACACCGGCCACCTCAGGCGAACCGGCAACCAAGGGTTACGTCGATTCCGCCGTTGAAGGCCTGGCGTGGAAGGATTCGGTGCGGGTCAGCACCCAGGGCAACATTGATCTGAGCGCACCTGGCGCCACGATTGATGGCATCACGATGGCCAACGGCGATCGGGTGCTGGTGCGGTCGCAGACGACCCAGAGCCAGAATGGCATCTATGTGTGGAATGGCGCCAGCACCGCCGCTACGCGTGCGCTGGATGCGAGCACGTTTGCGGAGCTAAAGCAGGCCGTCGTCACTGTTGAAGAGGGCACGGATGCAGGTGCCACTTTCCGGCAGACCCAGGTCAATGGCACGATCGACTCCAGCAACGTCATCTTCAGCAGCTTCGGCACCACTGCACCGAGTGCTTCTGAGAGCACGGCGGGGATTGCTGAGATCGCCACACAGGCTGAGACTGACACCGGAACTGATGATGCACGGATCGTTACCCCGCTGAAGCTCAAGACCTGGACCGGCGCACCGAAGCGCTATGCAGCGGCCTTTGGTGATGGCAGCGCCACCAGCTACACGATCACCCATAACCTGGCCAGCCGGGATCTGACCGTGGCTGTATACCGCAACAGCGGTAACTACGACGAGGTGGAGTGCGATGTGGAGCACAGCACCACCAACACGGTGACGCTGAAGTTCAGCAGTGCACCGACGTCTAACCAGTACCGCGTCGTGGTGCTTGGCTGATGGCTAAGTCATTCCTAAGTGGAATGAATGTTGCTGGCGGAACGTTTGCTTTGCGGCAAAGCGTCACCGCCAGTAGCAGCATCTACTCATTGGACGTAACAGCTTCCAACGAATTTGTAACCAGTGCTGCGATTAACGGCAATGTCACAGTAAACCTCAGCAATCTTTCTGGCATTCCTTCGGAGTATAGCTGGCGTGGAGTGCTGCGCTTTGCATACACAAGTGGCACCATCACATGGTTTTCTGGCAACAGCGGCTACACCGTGAAGTGGGATGGCGGCTCAGCTATGACGCCAACCGCTGGGGAGACTGAGTGCGTGGTAATTGAGGTTTATGGCACCACGATCGAAGTTGCTGCGCTGCGCGGGAGATCCTGATGCTGCAACGAATGACGCTTTTGGCTGCAACAAACTTCAGCAGCTACGACACCGACGCGCAGAGCTACATCACGGCGGTTGAGGTTGCTGACACCGCCGCAGGGCAATCTGGCGGGCTGGAGACAGCAACCAAAGACGCCATCAATGCCTTTGTTGTGGGCTGCAAAACTGATGGCATCTGGTCTGCGATTAAGGCATCGTGCATCCTGGCCGGTGCCCGCACGCTGAGTGGTGCGTTGGTGCCGCTGGTAGGTTCTGCGCCGACGAACGTGAACTTCGTCAGTGGTGATTATAACAGAAAGACAGGACTTAAGGGCAATGGAACCACGCAGACGCCAAAGTATCTAAATACAAACAGAGCCGATAATTCAGATCCTCAAAATAATCATCACTTGTCTGTTTATTGTTCGGCGGTTCCAACGTTTCCAGGCGGTCAATTCTTCGAGGTAGATTTTCCTGTTTTAATAGGCTCGACTGTGTACGGGACGACTGGGGCAACGCAATTATTCTTCAGAAAGTCTAACGGATATGAAGTTCAACATAGACATACCACTACGATACGAACAAATGCTGCTTTTAGTCCAGGCGCTGTTTCTTTTGTCGGCGTAGCACGTAATGCAAGCACCACTGTAACCATGCGTGCAAATAACACAAGCGTCAGCCTAAGTATTACATCAGAAGCCCCTGGAAGCACTACCACAAAAGTCTTTGCTATTGGCAATGGCGCTAACAACACCTCCGCCCGCATCTCCTTCTATTCCATAGGGGAGTCTCTCGACCTGTCCCTGCTTAATTCCCGAGTAACCACGCTCGTTAACGCGATGGCCGCCATCCCATGACTTACATCCACGCCCCAGCCGACTCCGCGCCTGCCTGGCCCTATAGCCTGGCCCAGCTTCGGGCAGATAACCCCAACGTCAGTTTCAGCGTTCTGCCCACGGCTGATGATCTGGCTCCGTTTTATGTGTTCGAGGTGCAGCCTGTTGAACCACCGGCGACAGATCAACGGACCCAACGAGTGGAGGAGGCGCTTCCCGAGCTGGTGGATGGCGTCTGGCAACAGCACTGGGCTGTGCGCGATGCGACGCCGGAAGAGATCGCGGCCTATGACGACGCCAACAAACCGCGCCCAGACTGGCTGAGTTTCAAGACGGCAATGCTCTCCAGCCCAGATGTCAATGCCGCGATGGGCGCCGCCATGCCATCAGCACCATTGGCGGTCATGAGCCTGCCTGCGGCACTCAATGCCGCTGTGGCCGGCGACACCAGCGACTTCGCCGTCACCTGGACCACACTCTGCCAAGCCGGTCTGATCCCCCAGCCGGTGATTGATGCCGTGGCGGCTACGGCAGTTGCATGTCATTTGCCGGAGGCGTTTGTGCAGGTGCTGGGAGGTGAAGCATGACAACCCCAGCCAGTATCCGCGAACAGATCCTCAACCGCATCGCCACCGTCACCCTGCCTGGAACAGTGCAGGTTGGCAATAGGATCTACCGCTCCAGAACACAAGCCTACAGCCGCAGCGAAGCACCAGCAATCACTGTTAGCCCTGGTGAGGACAACCCAGCGAACGCACCACGTACAACCGGCGCCAGCCTTGGCCGGCTAGATCAGGTGCTGCCGGTACTGATCGAGATCTACGTTCGTGGTGATGTACCGGATCAGTTAGCGGATCCGATTGGTGTTGATGTGCACGCCAGGATGATGGCCGATCGCACGATGGGTGGCCTGGCACATGATGTGCAGCCTGATGGCTGGCGGCCTGAATATGAGCAAGCGGACCTTACAGCTGGATGGATTGGTCATAAGTTTCTGATTCGGTATCGCACGCGAGATGATGCGATCAATGCTCAGCCCTGATGTCCATAGGCTGATGATGTGGATGCTCAACACACAATGCCCGAGCAGTACGAACACCACGGATTGAGTGGTGAATACGTGATGTTGCCATCGGGTGAGGTGGTACCTGCTGCTGAATACAAGGAGCCAGCTGAGCCCACGAAGACTGTTAAACCCGCACCAAAGGCCCAGGACTGATGGCACTGCTGATCCGCAACAGCTTCCTGCTGGCGAAGGCTGAAACCACCTACGGCACGCTGGGTACCGCAATCGCTGCTACCGATGCGGTGAAGATCGTGAGCATGGAGGTGAACCCGATCACGGGCGAACGCGTCCAGCGCAACCTGATCAAAGGATTCCTCGGTGCTGACCGGCAACCGCTGACGAATGAGCATGTATCGGTGACGATCACCTTTGAATGGGGTGGATCTGGTGTTGCTGCTACCGCACCACGGTTCTCGCCGCTGCTGTTGGCAGCAGGCATGAATCTGACGAGCTCAGCTGAGATCACAGGTACTGCCCAGGCTGGGGCTGCAAATAGCATTACGCTTGCCTCTGGCGCCAGTGCTGTGACGGATGTCTATGTTGGCTATCCCATCATCATTACCAGTGGCACTGGTCAAGATCACGCTGGTGTGATTACGGCTTACAACGGTTCCACAAAGGTTGCCACTGTGGTGCCGTCCACAGCGACGTTCGTGCCTGGTGCCAGCAGTGGCTACAAGATCCCAGCGCTGAGTCTGTACCAGCCGATCAGCAGCTTTGGTAATGGGTCCAGCTGCACGTTGGTCGCAGTGAAGGATCAGAATGTCCATCGGATCGAAGGTTTTCGCGGCAGCCCGGCATTGAATGCACCGTTAAATGCTTATGGCACTTTCACGATCACTGGTGTAGGCCGATACGTGACACCAACCGCAAAATCTACTGAGTCGTACACCTACGGCGATCAAGCCCAGCCTGTGCCAGTGACACCAAAGCACACGAAAGCGCTGCGGTTCCAGAGCTTTGGGCCATGTTCTGAAGGGTTTACGTTCGACTGGGGACTGTCAACAACGTTCCGTTCATTAATTGGTTGCACAACGGAAGCGCTGATTACGGATCGCCCAAATCCCAATGGTACGTTGACCATTGAAAACCCATCAGTTGCTACGAAGAATTTCTTCACCGCAGCTGCTGATAATACCGGCGCCAGTGATGGGCCGTTCCTTGTTCAGCAGGGTACAACTGAAACCCAGAGCACGATCTTTTATGCACCCAAGTGTGCGATTAGTGGTGACCTTAGCTTCAGTGATACTGATGGTGTTGACATGATGCAGATTCCATTCACTGCACTGCCAACCAGCGGTAACGACGAAACCAGACTGATCTTCTACTGATGTTTCATCTCTATCAACCGGACTACATTGAGTGGCCGGTATCTGTTGATCTTCCCGCTAAAGGCGGCGTGAAGAAGGCGTATAAGCTCACGGCACATTTTCGTGTACTGGATCAGGAGGACTGCCAAGAGCTGCAGGATCAGCATAATCAGATGCTGGTGGCCTTACGTCGTCGGCTGCAAGCATTGCAGGGGTATAGCAGTGATGCAGAGGCCGAGGATGCGATGACCGCACCATTGCCCTGTAGCTATCAAGATCTGGCTGATGCGGTGTTATGCGGCTGGGGTGAGGAAGTTGTTGATGAGGCTGGTGAACCGGTGGAGTTTAATGACGTGAGTAAAGCACGGTTTTATCGAATCCAGGGTGCTGCTGCTGCGGTCTTTAACGCATGGACCGAAAGCCTCGGCACACCAACTGAAAAGAGTGCTGCAAAGGCCGGAGGATTTAGAGCAAAAAACTGATCGGTGCGGCGCGGTGTATCGCCGCTGCCGCAAAGGGTGTACCAGCTGATGATGGCAAGGATGCGGCTGATGCTGCAGCGGTATTTGGCTTGGCGGTTCCGGAAGCACCGGATGAACCTGAATCCTATGGGTTGCTGCCCGAGAACCTAGATGTGGTGATCTGGTTTCTGAAGATGCAAACGCAGTGGCGTGTTGGCATCAATGGCGCTACCGGTATGGATTATGGAGTGTTTCTGTATTGGGCAAAGGAAGAAGGCGTCAAGCGTGGTGATCGTGTGTGGATGCTGGATGATTTACGGTTGATGGAACATGAGTTCTTGAGTGTGGTGCATAGTGGGTAACCTGAGGATAGGACAGCAGCTGATAACAGATGGCCCAGATGAGCCTAGATACGGCCATCCGGCTCAGTGCTGAGGTAAAAGGTGGTGGGAATATCGATCGTGTGAAGCGGTCGTTGCAAGATCTAGCGCAGGGCAGCAGGACAACTGCTAAGGATATGGATACGTTGCGTTCAGCAACGTTTCAGTTCGCACGTGCTAATGATGGCACGATTGCTGGCATCAAGAGTAGCATCGGTGCTTTCCGTGGCCTGCAGGAACAAGCCAAGATCGGCAGCCGTGAATTTCAGCGATATGGAGCTGAGATCCAGAAGTTAGAGGCAAAACTGAACGGCCTTGATGACGCAGCACGCCGTTCAAATCCAGGTCTGATGGGCTTGGCTGGTGCTGCTAAGAATCTGATTGCAGCCTATGCCGGGATTGAAACCGTAAGATTTGTGTTCGGAAAAACAGCTGAACTTGAAACTCAGACACGTAGTTTGCAGGTCCTTACGGGCAGTGTGGAGCGTGCTAAGCAGATCATTCAAGAGCTGCAGCAGCTTGGTGCGATAACACCATTCACCAGCACAGAGCTGATTGAGACTGCAAAGCGTTTGCAGGCATTTGGTGTTGAGACTGCCAATGTTGTTGATACCACTCGTCGTCTTGCGGACGTAAGTGGTGCAACTGGAGCTAATCTGCAAGAGCTAGCAACAGCCTATGGTCAAGTGCAGGCCAAAGGGCGTTTGCAAGGTGAAGAGCTGCTGCAGTTCCAAGAGCGCGGCGTTGCGCTACAGGAAGTGCTGAGGAAGGAATATGGGCTTAGTGGTGCTGAATTTCAGAAAGGACTAGAGAAAGGACAGATCAGTGCAGAAGCTGTTGAATATGCGTTGATTAAGCTAACAGACACCGGTGGCAAGTATGCAAATGGCGCAATCGCGCAAAGCACAACGCTAAGCGGTAGGTTATCTACGCTGACTGATGGCGTTGAGCAGTTGGCACGAACCATTGGGGCTGCCCTGTCGCCAGCGATCAGAACGGTATTAAATGAGGCAACGTTTGCTGTAAATCAGATCAACCAGCTGATAGGTGCTGGAGCCAGAGCTAAGTCGTTTGGCTTAGATCAGACGCAACGTAAACAGGTTTTAGATCAAGCAACCAGAGAAGCAGAAGACATCGTAAACCGCCGCAATATCCGAGATCCGTTCGAGCGTAACCGTCAGTTTCAGGAAATCAGATCTCAGCGTGAACGTGACCTAATCGAATCCTATGGCTACCGCACCGGGCAGATCAAGCCACCTGCAGCGGCACCACAGGCGATGAGTACGCCACCACCACTGGTAGGCGCCAAGACAGGCGGCAGCAGTGCTGGTGGATCTTCTGGCCGTGCTGGTACTGGCTCATCACCCAAGTTCGAGCTATCCAGTCGTGGCCGTGCCTTAGTGACTGCTGCGCAGAAACTTGGTGTCAGCCCGCTGGATCTCGCCACAATTATCAGCTTTGAAACCGGCGGTACATTCAACCCGTCCAAGTTCGGTGGTGCTGGTGGCAACTACATGGGACTGATTCAGTTTGGTGCAAATGAACGCAAAGCGTATGGTGCACGACCTGGGCAGTCCTTTGAAGAGCAGGTCACTGGCCCTGTTGTGCGTTACTTTCAAGATCGGTTTAAGGGTGCTGGCATGAGCACTCAAGGTGCTGACCTGTTGACGTTGTATCGCACAGTGCTGGGTGGAAACCCAAAAGCCAGCCTTGATGCAAAGGATTCATTTGGTACATCACCACGTAGTGGTGTCTCACGAATGGCGCCACATCGCCAGAAGGCATTGAATACATTCTTCGGCGGATCAGTCGCAAATGTTGGATATGGTGCTGGAGATCGAGCAGAAGCTGCAAACGAAGCATTTGATCGTTTGCGCGAACAAGAACAACGCATTGCGAGCATCGTCCGTGAACGTTCTGCAGAAATCAGTCTGATGGGCATCAAGGTCAACATGGAAGAAAAGATTGCTGATGCTCAGACTCAAGGTGACAAGCTGCTAGAACGAAGGATGGAAGGCCAGCAGCGGCAAATTGATATTCAGACTGAGTATGCAAAGCTGTTGGCTGATCCAGCCAACCAAGATATCAGGATTCAAGAGATATTAACCACTCAAGGACTGATAGCGCTAAAAGCAGAACAGGTACGCACTGAGCGTGAGCTGCAAGCCATTGACCGTGAACGCGCAGAAGAGCAACGCAAGTCAACACCTGGCTTTATCCTTGGTGAAGCATACGATCAATCCGTTAAAAAACTAAGGGATCTCACAAATGCGGGTAATATCCTTTCGGCTTCGGCAGATAGTATTGGCAGTTCGTTTGGTTCCGCATTTAAGGATCTGATTACAGGTGCAACATCAGCGCAAGAAGCACTTGCCAAGATGTTTCAGAGCATTGCTGACAGCTTTGCTGATATGGCAGCACAGATGATTGCTGAATGGATCAAGATGCAGATCCTTGGGATTGTTAAGTCAATCTTTGGTGCTGTTGCAGGTGGTTTTTCGTTTGGTGGCAGTAGCGGTGGGTTCAACCTTTCTGGTTTTGAGATGCCTAGCTACATGGCCGGCACCTCAATTCCGAGCGGCTTCGCCAATGGTGCTGCATTTGATCGCGGCATTGTTGATTCACCAACCCTATTCAAGTTTGCCAATGGCGGCGCAATGCGCACTGGCCTGATGGGCGAAGCTGGACCAGAAGCCATCCTTCCATTGAAGCGTGGCGTGGATGGCAAATTAGGTGTTTCTGGTGGTGGTAATACTACAAGTGTTACTGTCAATGTTGATGCCTCTGGTTCAAATGTCCAAGGCGATAGCGATCGCAGTCAGCAACTAGGGCGAGCGATCTCACAAGCTGTGCAAACTGAATTGATCAAACAAAAACGGCCCGGCGGCCTTCTTGCTTCATAACAATGGCAACATTTACATTCGTTCCTAGCTTTAATGCAACGGAATCAAGCAAGCCACGTGTTCGTAAATTCAAGGCAGGTGATGGCTATGAGCAGCGCTTACAGTTTGGACTAAATACTGATCCAAAGGAATGGTCGCTGTCATTTGATAATCGAACAGATGCTGAACGTGAAAGCATCGTTGCATTCTTAGAAGCACGGAATGGAGTTGAGTCATTTACGTGGACACCTCCACGTGGCAGCGTAGGCAAGTATGTCTGTGAAGACTGGCAAGTAACACTAAGTAACTGCAATAATAACCAGATTCGTGCAATGTTTAGAGAAGTCTTTGAACCATGACCGTACCATTTTCCGATTTACAATCTATTGCACCTAGTTCGATCATAGAGCTGTATGAGCTGGAGTTAAATGCAGCGCAACATGGCATCAATGACATCTATTGCTTTCATGCTGGCGTGAATGCTGATGCCGCTGGTGATATCATCTGGGCGGGCAATAGCTATTTGCGCTTTCCCATTGAAGCCGAAGGTTTTGAATATACAGGCAATGGCCAGTTACCACGGCCGAAAGTACGCGTTAGTAATATCATGGGAACGATCACTGCAATTCTGTTAAGCCTGCCTGATGGGCTAGAAGGCGCAAAGTTTACACGCATTCGCACCTTAGCGCGATACATTGATGCTGCTAACTTCTCATCTGCAGATGTGCTGTTGCTTGAAGATGGCGGTATTCTTTTGCTTGAGGATGGCTCGTTCTTTTTGCAAGAAGCTGGAAATCCATACGGCACGCCTGATCCGACTGTGGAGTTTCCTAGAGAGATTTACTATGTTGATCAAAAGACCACTGAAAGTCGTGATGTAGTTGAGTTTGAACTCGCGGCTGCATTTGATCTCGCGGGCATTCGCGCTCCGAAACGTCAGTGCATTGCCAATATCTGCCAGTGGCAATATCGCTCGGCTGAATGTAGCTACACCGGCGGCTCATATTTTGACGCTAATGATAGCCCCGTTGCAACACTAGCAGCGGATGTATGCGGTAAACGATTGAGTAGTTGCCAGGTAAGATTTGGAGCAACTAATGAACTACCCTTCGGCTCCTATCCTGGTATCGGCGCCTATTTCGCATGACCTGGCAACTTGACGCATTAAATCACGCCAAGACCGAAGATCCACGCGAGGCCTGTGGATTGTTGGTGGTGATCAAAGGTCGTGAACGTTACTGGCCATGCCAGAACCTATCTGATGGCAATCAACAGTTCATCCTGAATCCTGATGACTATGCCGCCGCCGAGGACGCAGGAGAGATCATGGCCATTGTCCATAGCCATCCCGTCACACCACCAGCGCCAAGCCAGGCCGATCTGATCGGCATTGAACGCACGGCGATGCCATGGTGGATCGTCAATCCAAAGACTGAAGCATGGAGCGGAGAACTACGTCCGAGGGGATACAAGGCACCACTAATCGGTCGTGAATGGACCTGGGGCCTTACTGACTGCTGGGCGCTGGTGCGTGATTGGTACGCCGAGCACGGCATTGCGTTGCGCGATTGGGAACGCCCGTTGTCTCCTGTTGATTTTGAGCAGAGTCCAATGTTTGATCAATGCTGGAAGGACACTGGGTTTTATGAGCTACAAGATGAAGATGAATACAAATATGGCGATGCATTACTCATGAATATAAGTGGTAATGGCCTTAATCATTGTGCAGTGTATGTAGGCGATCAGCTAGTATTGCATCATATCCGTGGGCGACTATCAAGCCGTGATCTATACGGCGGATGGCTGATGAAATGCACAGGCCGGCGGTTGCGTCATTACGATGCAGATAGATTGGAGGTCGTGTCATGATGCGCACCATTCGGCTCTATGGACGGCTGGCCAAGTTTCTAAAGCGTCGCGTGTTTCAGGCTGAAGTAAGCAGCGCCGCCGAGGCCGTGCGGTTTTTGGTGACCAACTTTCCGCAGCTTGAGAAGCACATGGCGGAGCAGTATTATCGCGTGAGTGTTGATAACTATGATCTAGATAAAGATGAGTTGCATCATCCGGCGGGCTCTGAGATCAAAATTATTCCAGTGGTGGCTGGTGCTGGCAATGTAGGAAGAGCTATTCTCGGTGCATTGTTGATCATTGGTTCGTTTTTTATTCCGGGCGGGGCTGTCCTGCTTGGTATCGGCATCAAAGGCGTTGTTGCAACAATCGGGGCCACCTTGTTCTTGGGAGGCGTTGCTGGGCTTTTATCACCAGTGCCAAGGCCAATGCAAGGCACGAACAGCGACCAAGATCCGCGCAAGTCCTATAGCTTCAGCGGCATCCAGCAAACATCCAGGCAAGGCGTGCCAGTGCCTATTGTCTATGGCGAAACCCTTGTCGGTTCAGTTGTCATCTCTGCCGGTGTTGACACCGTACAGGTGGCAGCATGACATACATTCGTGGTGCTGGTGGTAGCAACAGTAATGACGGCAAGGGCGGCGGCGGTGGCTCAACACGCACGCCTACGGAAGAACGCGATAGTCTTGCATCCAGTCAATATGCAAACCTGCTAGATCTTATCAGTGAAGGTGAAATCCAAGGACTGAAGGATGGACATAAATCTATCTTCCTAGATAATACACCACTGCAAAATTCAGACGGTAGTTATAACTTTCAGAATGTCACCGTCTACACACGCAATGGCACGCAGAACCAAGATTTTATTCCCATTGCTGCTGCCGTAGAGGACGAAAAACCAGTTAATGTAAATGCACAGTACAACGTTCCTATTGTCCGTTCAATCACTGATACCAGTGTCGATGCAGCAAGAATCACGATTACAGTGCCGCAACTGCAGTTCTTCACTGATGAAGGCGACATCTATGGCACAAGCGTAAGGTTACAGATTGCTGTGCAGTACAACGGCGGTGGTTACATCACCGTTATTGATGACACCATAGCAGGTCGTACTGGTGATCAATACCAGAGAGATTATCTTGTGAATCTTACTGGCGCCTTTCCAGTTGAACTGCGTGTATTACGCCTCACGGCAGATAGCACTAGCGCAAAGCTGGTCAATGCGTTTAGCTGGACAAGCTACACCGAACTAACTTATGCCAAACTTCGCTATCCAAACAGCGCTTTAGTTGGCATTCGCGTGGATGCGGAACAGTTTAGTAGCATCCCGCAACGCTCCTATCTCATCCGTGGTATCAAAGTAAGAATACCAAATAATGCCACAGTTGATCAGACTAATGGCCGGCTCATTTATAGCGGCATTTGGAACGGTAGCTTTGGTGCTGCGCAGTGGACCACTGACCCAGCCTGGATTTTGTGGGATTTGCTTACCTCCACGCGCTACGGCTTTGGCGATCACATCAAGGCAGCACAGCTTGATAAGTGGGCTTTTTATTCTGCCTCGCAGTATTCCTCAGAGCTTGTACCAAATGGCTTTGGCGGCACCGAACCTAGGTTCTCTTGTAATGTCAACATCCAAACTGCAGAAGAAGCCTACAAGCTGATCAATGATATGTGCTCGGTGTTTCGAGCCATGCCTTATTGGTCCACTGGTAGCTTGACTGTCAGCCAAGATAAGCCTTCAGACCCGGCATATTTATTTACGCTTGCTAATGTCACCGAGGACGGCTTTAGTTATTCCGGCGGCAGTCTTAAGACCAGGCCCAATGTAGCAGTAGTTAGCTATATGGACCTAACGCAGCGTGATATGGCCTATGAAGTGGTTGAAGATCGTGATGCCATTGCAAAATATGGCGTGGTAAAAACAGAAGTGAGCGCATTTGCTTGCACCAGTCGAGGCCAGGCAGCAAGGATTGGCGAATGGTTGCTTTACACTGAAAACTATGAAGCTGAGGTGATCAACTTCACGGCCAGCATTGATGCCGGCGTGGTAGTTCGCCCTGGACAAGTGATTGCCGTTAGTGATCCAGTGAAGGCTGGTGGACGGCGTGGTGGACGCATTGCTTCTGCTACCACTACTGCGATCACGGTTGATAATGCCACGGGCTTGACGATTGGCTCTGCGCCGCAACTTTCAATCATCACACCAAGCGGCACGGTTGAATCACGCGCTGTCAACAGCATCGTTGGCAATGTCATTACTGTCGCATCGCCATTCAGTGCAGCACCTAATAACAACAGCGTCTGGCTCTACGAAACCTCCGACATTCAAACCTCATTGTGGCGCGTGCTGTCTGTCCAAGAACAAGACCTAACGCAATATGCCGTTAATGCCATTGCATACAACCCGTCAAAATATGGCTACATCGAACGTGGCGAGCCCCTGCAGCAGCGTGATATTACCAATCTCAATGTCATTCCTGATAGTCCAACCAATCTACAAGCCACGGAAACTCTCTACGAAGAACAAGGCCGTGCGTTTGCAAAGATTATTCTGAACTGGCGACCAGTTGTTGGCGTTAAGCAGTATCGCGTTAGATGGCGTGCTGAGAATGGCAACTGGTTCACAACTATTGTTGAAAGCCCAGACTATGAAGTAAGGGAATCAGCGCTTGGTATTTATCAGTTTGAAGTGTATAGCTTGAATGCTGGACTGCGGCCATCAGTGCTGCCGGCTTCCTTGACGTTCCAAGCCTTTGGCAAAACTGCTCCCCCCGAGGCCGTTACTGGCATCTCACTGATTCCCATTGATGAAGCAAGCGCCATCTTGAGCTGGAATCGCAGCACTGAGCTAGATGTGCTCTTGGGCGGTAAGGTATTGATTCGCCATAGCACGCTGTCTGTTGGTGCCGTCTGGGATGAAAGCCAGGATATTGTTGCTGCAGCGGCCGGCAGTCAAACGCAGAAGCAAGTGCCATTGCTTGAAGGCACCTATCTACTGAAGTTTGAAGACGATGGCGGTAGGCGATCCAATGCAGCCACGACAGCCGTAGTTGATCTACCAACGCCACAACCACGCTTGCTGGTGCAGAGTTATCGAGAAGATCAGGAAAGCCCGCCGTTCTCGGGCAACCTGACCAACATGGTTTATAGTTCGGAATTTGATGGACTAATACTGAATTTAGGACAGTTCATTGATGATTTGCCTGGCTTGTGGGATGACATCACAAACGTTGACGGTGTTAGCAGCAACCTCGGCAGTGGTGAGTATGAGTTTGGTAGCACCTATGATCTTGGTGGAGTATTTGACTTAGACCTTCGTAGGTATTTTGTTACTCGACCATTTACACCAGGTAACCTCTGGGACGATCAAACTGATTTGATTGATCTTTGGTCATCAATAGATGGCGACGTGTTGGATCAAGTAAATGCTCGCCTTTATGTGCGATCAACGCCTGATGATCCAGGAGCATCGCCTGTTTGGAGCGAATGGTCTGAATTTGTCAATGCAATTAAACGCGGACGTGCGTTTCAATTTAAGGTCATTGCAACAAGCACCTCCGAGCAAGAGAACATCATTATTGACGAACTTGGTGCTGAGCTTGAGCTGCAGCAACGCACTGAGCAATCAGGACAGTTAACAAGCGGAGCGGCTGCTTATGCCGCAACGTTCACGAACGCCTTTTATCAAACGCCATCCATTGGTATCACGGCTTACAATATGAACAGTGGTGATTACTTTGCAATTACTTCTCCATCGCGCACGGGCTTCACGGTGACCTTCCGCAATTCAGGCGGGACTGCTGTGAGCCGAAACTTCACCTATACTGCAATAGGATACGGGAGGCAAGTCTGATCTGTGGCACAACACGACTACAACATTGCTAACCAGTCTGGTGCTGCATTCAGAGCCGATCTGAATAATGCACTTTCTGCGATTGTTAGCCAGAACAGCGGCGCGGCTGAGCCTAGTACCACATATGCGTATATGCCATGGGCTGATACGACCAATGGCTTGTTCAAGATACGCAATGCCGCCAATAGCGCATGGATCACGCTGTATCAGCTAGATGGTGAATGGAGTGCTATTCCGCTTGAAAATGGTTCGGCCACTGCGCCGCCTTTATATTTCAAAACTAGCGGCACAGATACTGGTATCTTCAGCCCCGGCACCGATCAATTTGGCATTGCTACTGCTGGTGTAGAGCGCGTTGAATATGGCACCAGTGAAGTTGTCTTTAATGATGGCGGTGTCGATTATGACTTGCGAGTCGAGGGTGACACCAAAGCGAATCTGTTCTTTGTTGATGCCAGCGCTGATGCTGTAAGCGTTGATGGTGTATTTTCTGTTACAGGAAATGCAACTGTAGGCAGCTTAAATTCTACAGGAAATGCAACTGTAGGCAGCTTAAATTCCGGCCCGCTTGCAGGCTCCCGTAACCGCATCATCAACGGTGATATGCGGATTGCACAGCGTGGCACGAGCTTTGCAGCGATAACAGGTGGTACGTATAGCCTTGATCGGTGGCAGTGGGGACAGGTTGGCGCAATGGTCTGCACAGTATCGCAGGACACTGACGCGCCAAATAACACTTTTCAGAGTTCGCATAAAGTTGCTGTAACAACTGTTGATACTTCTATTGCAGCAGGTGACTACGCAGGTGTCCTCCAAAAAATTGAAGGTTACAACGTGCGTGATTTGATCGGCAAGACCTTTACGCTTTCGTTTTGGGTGAAGAGTCCAAAGACTGGTACTCATTGCATTGCGTTTAGAAACCTTGGCGTCGGGTCTCCCGCTTCTCCAGATCGCAGTTATATTAAGGAATATACAATCGTAGCGGCAAACACTTGGGAATACAAAACCATCACTGTTACTGGCGGCTTGATTACTGCTGGCACTTGGAGCTGGACTAATGGCATTGGAATGCATGTTATATTCACTCTTGCCACAGGCACCACCTTTCAAACCACTGCCGACGCTTGGCAAACAGGCAACTTCCTGGGCACCGCCAATCAAGTCAACGTAATGGACAATACTGCCAACGAATTCTTCCTCACCGGAGTCCAACTTGAAGCCGGCAGTGTCGCCACTCCGTTTGAACGCAGGAGCTACGGGCAGGAGCTGGCGTTCTGCCAGAGGTATTACGAGAAGCTAGACGGAAGTGTTCAGGCGCCGGGGATCGGCGGAGCATCAGTCTCTGCAAACTGGATTTTCAAAGTCACCAAGCGAGCCACCCCGACCGTTACCGGAAACACTGGCACGGCACCAAGCGTTGGAGCTGACGTTGCCAACACAACCAACACATCCGCTACCGCGAGCTGGGCGTCTGGCTCAACCGCCTCCATCGAGCTGTAACCCATGACCTACCAACTTACCCACGGCGACGCCATCCTCCGCCTTGCGGACGGTGCCTTCATCCCACCCGACCCAGCCAACCGGGATTACGCCGAGTACCTGGCTTGGCTCGATAAGGGGAATACTTCCGAGCCTGCACCACCGCCATCACCACCTGGCCCTGATTACCTGGCCTTCTGGGATGCGCTGATCGCCAGCAGCGTGTATGCCTCCATCCGCACGCAGTCAATGTCAAGCCTGCCGATGAATACGCTCGCCACTGAGTTCATTGCGCTCGTCGGTGATGCCAAAGCCGGACGGCCGAATGTTGCCGCCATCCAAGCCAGCATCAGCGCCATCCTCAACACTGGCACCTTTGCCGAGGACGACATCGAGGAGTTTCAAGCGGCGCTTGCTGCAGGCCATCTCAGCGATACCTTCGCCTTGTCCTAATGGCTGACCGTTCAATTTCAAGCCTCACGGCCCTTACCGCACCAGCCTCTGGTGATTACTTGCCAATTATTGACATTAGCGAAGCTAGTGCAACTGATAGAAATAAGCGCATTACCGTTGAAGAATTACTTCGTGGTGCGCCTAGCGGCACTGCAGCAGCACCAGGCATTGCATTTGAAAGCGATGATAATACTGGCATCTATAGCCCAGGCGCTGATCAACTAGCCCTTAGCACTGGCGGGACGGGGCGGTTGTTTGTTGATGCAAGCGGCCGCGTGGGGGTCGGGACGAGTAGTCCGCAGGTGCCTTTCGTCGTTTCGGCTTCAGGTTCTGCTGGATTTGAGGTAACCCCAGGATCTGCTGGCGCATCAAGCGGCACCCTTATTGAGCATTACAACAGAAGCACTTCGGCCTATACACTTGTAAGAACACTTGCTTCTGCACATCGTTTTGATGTTGGCACCACTGAAGCAGCCCGCATCGACAGCTCCGGCCGCCTGTTAGTTGGCACGTCTACTACGCCTACCGGCTCAGTTACTCAGTACGCCAAGTTCTTCCTAGTAGGAAACACTGGAGACTCAACTGCAAGTTCAGTGCTGGCCTTAGGAAAAGGCAGCGCTGCATCTAATGGCGACACACTTGGGCAAATCTATTTCACTGATAGCACAAACGGCCAATATGCCTTTATTGGCGCGTATGCAGACGCTGCGACTGGCTCAGGAGACAATCCAGGCCGTTTAGTGTTCTCCACTACCGCCGACGGAGCGAGCAGCCCGACGGAGCGGATGAGGATTGCGAGTGATGGTTTTACGAATCTATTTGTAACCGCCAACGACGGCTTCCAGTCAAGGAACAGTGCGGCAGCGGGCACCACTTATGGTTTCTTTGTTGGTCGACACTCTGCAGCAAACACAGGAGACGGGACCATTTCTTATGTTGTTTACACAAATGGCAACGTCCAAAACACAAACAACTCCTACGGCGCAATCTCCGATGCAAAGCTGAAGGAGAACATCGTTGACGCCAACTCCCAGTGGGACGACCTGAAAGCCCTCCAGGTCCGCAACTACAACTTCAAAGAAGGCCAAACCCACACCCAGATTGGCCTTGTCGCCCAAGAGGTTGAACTGGTCTCCCCCGGCCTTGTCAGCGAATCACCCGACCGCGACGAGGAAGGTAACGACCTTGGCACCGTCACCAAGAGCGTCAACTATTCGGTGCTCTACATGAAGGCCGTCAAGGCTCTGCAGGAAGCAATAAAGCGCATCGAAACCCTTGAGGCCAAAGTTGCAGTTCTTGAGGCCCAGTAGACCTACTCACATCAACGCCTGGCTCAGTGATAACCGCTGGGCTTGGTAGTCACCTTCTCTAGCAAAACTCACCAACCCTATAATCGCCTAAGAGATCTATCACTCATGACCACCTTCTCCTGGAACATTACCAATCTTGAGCGTGAAACTGCTGATGGCTTTGTATTCACGGCTCATTACACCATCGACGCCAATGATGGCACGTATTCCGCTGGAGCCTATGGGAGCATCGGCCTAGAACGTCCTGAAACGCTCATTCCCTACAGCGACCTTGCCAAAAAACAAGTGGTTGGCTGGGTGAAAGACAAGCTCGGCACTGAGCAAGTAGAAGCCATTGAAGCTGCCCTGCAAGCCCAGCTTGATGAACAACATGCGCCGAGCAAAGCCGCAGGCGTACCGTGGTAACGCCCTACCCTGAACTAACTGCTCATCCCAAGTGGCTGTTCGCGCCAAGACAGGCACCGCACGCATTGATCACCAACCCGGTCCACCAAAGACCACATCCCAAGGTCAAGGCCAGCATTCACGGCCTCGCCGTCGCGGGCGCAAGAAGACACGTGGACAGGGCGGCTAACCTGTTGCTAGGTACTTTGGCTGATCGTGATTGAAGTTCTAGCAGCACTGGCTGGTGCTTCAATTTCAGTCATTGCCATGATCTCTGGTTCCAGCCTCAAGCGATCTAGTGAAGGCCGTGAAGCACTCGTAAGGCTAACGGTCGGGCTGGAGAGCATCTCCAACAAGCTGGAACAGCTGCACGTAGACATTCGTAGTGATCGAAAGGAAATCTTCAGCAGGATCGGTACGCTTGAAACTCGTGTGGCACGGCTCGAAGCGCATTCCAGCGAATCCATTCATTCATAGCCTGTAGGTGTAGCTGCTACAGCATTGTGGATTTCCTTAATCACCCCGCTACCTGGATTGTGATCGCAGCAGCGTCTGAGCTGATCGGCCTCAATCCAAAGATGAAGGCTAACAGCATCATCCAGCTGGTATTCCAGGCGCTCTATGCCCTGAAGCCCGCAAAAAAGTAATCACCACGCCGGTCAGCATCCTTATCCCAATCATCGGAAACAAAGATCGGGTTCAGGCGATCAAAAATGAACTGCTGATTGAATCGCGTCTTGATGCGTCCATTGAAGCCTTTCATGCCACGCAACCACCGGCCATGCCCGAGCCAGTGATCAGCGAACAACCGATCAACCCCGAGCTGCAGACCGGCGACAGCGCCCTTCTGGGCGGCGAGCTACGCATTCAGTCCCCATGGAGCCATGACTAAAGCCCCAGTCCGTTTTGCGGATCTGTTCCGTTACTGGCGTGGTAAGCCTCACCAGATGGCAGCGGTTGAACTCCTCGGTCGTGAGATTCCGATTGAACTACTTGGTCGTGATCAGGAATGGTTCAAGGTCTGGTCTCAGGCCGGCAAGTCCCCCGAGCCCGAATGGCTGGCGCCAGCTGAAAACATCATCAAGCAGTTTGAGGGCTGCCGACTGGTGGCTTATCAATGTGCGGCAGGTCACTGGACGATTGGATGGGGTGCCACAAACCTGATTGATCGCCCCGTCCAGCAAGGCGACAAGATCAGCGAACAAATGGCCGATGACCTTCTCCAGAACACGGTGGAGATCACCGCCCGCGAGCTGTTCAAGCTGCTGCCGATGGCGGCCAAGTGGCCAGGCCATCAAAGCGCAGCATTGATCAGCTGGATGTTCAATGTCGGCAGTGGTGCAGCACGGGACTCCACCCTGCGCACAAGGCTCCTTGCTGGTCAGGATCCAAAGCAGGTCATCCGCGAAGAACTCCCGAAATGGGATAAAGCCAACGGCAAACCACTACCTGGCCTGACCGGTCGGCGTGCTGCAGAAGTAGCGCTATTTCTTGGAGCTGAACCCGTAAAAAAGCCCAGTGACCACGGCAACCCCCTTCAGGTGCCGTGGTATGCGCAGATGGATTCAGCTACCTCGCAAGGCGCTCGGATGTGCTACAGCAGCTCCTGCGCCATGCTGCTTCAATACCTCAAGCCTGGCACCTTGCCTGGCGCCAATGGTGATGACCTCTACCTGAAGCGGGTCCAACAGTACGGCGACACCACCGAAGCCGCTGCGCAGATCCGTGCGCTCAGTAGCTACGGCATCCGCGCCACGATGACCAAGACCGCCACCGTTGAGACGCTGCGCAAACAGATTGATGCGGGTATCCCAGTGCCATGCGGATACATCCATCGTGGGCCGCTCAACCAGCCATCAGGTGGTGGCCACTGGCTGATCGTGGTGGGTTACACCACCAATCAACTGATCGTGCATGACCCCTATGGCACGATGAACCTGGATACCGGCGAACGAGCCAGCAGCGTGGCACGGTTCGCCAAGTACGACCTGAATGATTTCGTGCTTCGCTGGTCCGTCGAACCCGCCGGTCCCGGCACCTACCGGCATGTCCCCGGTCGTGGCTGGGCGATCATCGCGCAGCGTTAGCGATGTTTGGTAGTCAATAGATGTTCCATCACGGCCACTGCACGTGCGCCGCTAGAACATTCAATGACAATATCACGATCAATGACTAGCCATATTGCACCACCGCGATAATTTTTGCCGACTGTAATGTATGGCATCAGGTCATGTTGCTTAAGCTGTGGTAACTGCATGTGCGCCATGGAGGATGATTGGCTAGTCCCACATCTCAGTCTGGCCACGCAGCTAGAGCAAGAACTTGATCGTCGCAAGGCGGCAAAATTATCGCATCACGAGCTTTCAGTCCTAGTTGATACGCTCATCTGCAAGTGGTATCACAATCAAGAGCTGATCAGTCGACTGCTAAGGCAAGTGCAACAGCTACAGGTCAAGGCTGCACTAGCAGAAGCCAAGCCATCAAACCCAGAACCATCAGCTGAACACTATCAGTGGGCGCAAGACCTGTTATCGCTCGTCAATCAATGACTGAAGAACAGATCCAACTGATGATCAACCGTGCCATCGTGGCGCATGAATTACGTGTTGCCTTCTGGTCTGGTGTGCTTGGGGCGACCCTATTGTTCGGCACGTGGCACGCGATCTGGATGCTCAGGTAAACATCGACAGCTGCACTGCATCGCAGATCACACCTTGAACCCTGTGCTCAGCCCTTAGTGGTCTATGACGTAGCCGCCGCTGAATCGACAGCAGTTGTGCAGACATCTGCCGTGCTGTCATCCCGAGTTCTGCCGCTGCGTCCTGCTTGCTGCGGATGATCCCATCCAGCCCGTACGCAACCCGTACGATCTGCTGTTGTGATGCCGGCAGCTTGGTGAGCAGCGCTTCGACTTCCTCGACCTGCTCCAGATACTGCTCAATGCTTTCTGTTTCGTCTTGATCGGTCAGCATCTCACCGAAGATCGTATTGCCATCGCCGTTATCGATCACGTAGTCCAAGCTGCCTATCGGCAGGCTGTTCTCTACCAGCTGGTCCAGCGTGGTCATGCTGACACCCAGCGTGGACGCTAGTTCCTGTCGCGTCGGCTCACGGCCGTGCTTGATCGCTAGCTCACGGCGGATCACCTGAAGGCGATAGAGCTGCTGGTGATGCAGCACTGGGATCGTGATCGCACGGCTGTAGCGATCCACCCAGCGGTTCACCGCTTGCCGAATCCACCAGTAGGCATAGGTCGAAAACCGATAGCCCCTGGTTGGATCAAACTTCTCCACGGCGCTGATGATTCCTTCATTGGCGGCTTGGATCAGATCATCCTGGCTGTGGGAACGCATGAGCCGCTGGCAGCGTTTTGTCACGTAGCTCACGGCAAGACGGAGGTTGCAACGCACGAACTGCTCACGCGCACGGTTGCCACGGCGGCGGATCAACGCTGGGCAGTGCTCCGGCCCATCCGGATGCTGTAGCCATGCCTGAACAGCAGTACCCAGCTCGATCTCCTGCGCTGGCGTGAGCAGCGGGTATCGACCGATTTGATCCAGCCACCAGGCGGTGCCGCTGCCCATGGGCGACGTGTTACAGAATCACAACTGCGCCATCCTAGCGGATAGGTTCCGGATCTGCACCGCTATGATGGCCCACAGCTGCAGTTCCCCATGACTCAAAGCCTTTTTGCACTCACCGGCGAAGCCCTCGCCATTCAGCAGCAGATCAATGCTGCAGCCGAGCAGCTCTTCTCTGACGATGCCTCTGAAATCGAAGCGGCAACCACCACGCTTGAGAATCTGATCTCAGCAGAAGCGGACAACCGCCGCGCAATCGAAGCTAAAGCCGATGCCTGGTGCTGGGTGATTGATCACATCCGTGCGCAGGCTGCTGCACGGCATGAACACGCACGTCGGCTGGATGCACTGGCAGAAGCCGCATCCCATCAAGCGGAGGTGTTGCAGGATCGATTGATTACGGTTCTGCGGCGCATTGATCCTGATGCCACTACGTGGAAACTGCCGGAACACAAGATCAGCAGCCGGAAGGTCGCCAGCGTTGAGTTGGATCTTGACACCATGCCAGCTGATCTGCCGGAACAGTACCAACGCACCAAGACTACGGTTACAGCTGATAAGACTGCTCTTAAGGCAGCCCTTTCCAGTGGTGCCGTGATTGATGGCGTGAAGCTGGTGGAACGCCGTAGCTGGTCCATCCGCTGATAACACTTATCCCACATCCGGAACCAGAATCACGCAATGACTAAAACCTTTCGTTGTGATGCCGCCATTTCGGATCTCGTGCTTTCGGCAGCACGGGCTGCCATTCCGCCAAATGCAGGCACCTACCACCTAAATGCAGGCATCAAGAATAATCCCCAGCTGATTTTGCTGGTGGCGTTACTTGATGCCAGTAAAGCGGTTTCTGCCGCTGTTGCTGATAACGCCTGGGATGACTGTCATCCCATTCCAAATGACGTTACGACAGTTCTGGCGCGGCTGACGCAACACATCTCGAATGACATTGAAGCTGCCTCGCAATGCCCTAATCAGCAGGATTGGACATTGCCATCATGCAGCAATAAAGAGCTTATCTGACCAATGCTTTATTCCATCATCTACCGCAAACACAATGAAACCCACGAACTCGAATGGTACGCACCGTCCAACTGGTCCCCAGCTACCGTGCGACGATGTTTTGAAGAGCGTTTTAGCAGCGCGGAAATCATCGAATTTATTTTACGCGACCGACCGTGATCAAGAGCTTAATCA